GAGTCTTATTCATGAGCATACACCACCAAGCCTGTATGACACAAGTAACCATCAGTCGCTAATCTGGGGGAGCCGGGACCCTGTGTCGCCGGGCTCGATGGCCCGGATGCCGTCGCCCGGACAGTCCCTGTCTGACGCATAATCGACAATCGCGGCGTGCATACGCAGGATGATGGTATCGGAACACCCCTCGGCCCGCAGCTCACGGGTGGCCGCACGCAGGATGCGGTCCTGCTGGCAGGCGAGTTCCTCGCGCAGCTCGGCCGCACGCTCCCTGGCCTCGGCGAGGGATTCAAACTCCTCCCACTCGGACAGGCCCTCGTGGTGGGCAACCCATTTTCCTTTCATAATGTATAATTCCCCGGCTTGAGATGTTCGCGGACAGCCCACGCCGTCCGGTCTATGTGAAAGTTTTTTCTTGCGATTTCCAGAGCGTGTTCCTCGTCGCGGGCTGCGCACACACACATGAATTGTCTGCTCTGGTTGGATCTATAGACCAGGTATCTGTGTCGATCACTCATGCCGCCACCTTCCCGTCCATTGCTTTAACCATGATCTCGATAAGTCGGGTTGCTATCCTATACCCTTCGTCCATATCCTCAGATGATTCCAGGCCTGGATCCTGGTGGCGGTAGATCGTGAACGCAGTGCCTCGCATCCTGTTCCAGAGTGCCCTGATATCTGCCGGGCAGCGGTCGGGCAGCGAATCATAGGCAACTTCAAGGATCGCACAGAGCATGTTTGTCCAGATCCTGTCGTTTGACTGATCGCCCAGGCGGTCAAACTCAGAGTCGATAAAATCGCACCCGGCCTTGATGGCTTTGGCGTAGACGTCCTTGTGGTTTTCCCGGACAAAATCCCTGCGGCCGAACATTTTGACAACGAGTTCTTCGCGCTGGCCACGCATGCGGCGGGCGCAGGCCTTGTCGTTGCGGCTCCCGGCCTCGCCCAACCCGTGGAGGACAACCTCGATGATGTCCAGGGCGGCGACCTGACGGCGCTTGTTTCGTGGAAATCCGTTCATTCCTGCACCTCCTGGTATTCGTAGACAATTGGCTTTCCCATGGCTCTGGCATACTCGATCTCTGCCTGAACCCCTGTGGACTCCAACCATCCGCCCAGGCAAAGGACGTGAATACTGTCTGCCCAATCGAGAAACGGCCGGTCGTGGCGCTCCCAAAAATCCCATTCAGCCGGCAGACTACAGACGCATGCAATGGGATGGCTCATGCTGATGGGCGAGAACACAACATTCCCCTGCTGCATGAGTCGGCCGGCGGCCCTGTTTGCAAAGTCAAACCGCATTTGCCGGATGGCCGGATCATGATGGGTGTATGGGCATGCAAGGTAGATTTTTTTCATTTACGCGACCTCCTGTTTGTCACTATGCGCCTTGATCAGGTCGAACAGGCTGGGGGCTGACATCTCTTCCTCGGCCGCCCGCAGATATTTCACGCCGTCAAGAAAGTATTCATGGTTCAACTCACTGGCCCTGCCCTTGCGACCCATCTTGACGGCCCGATACGGCACGGTCATGAGGCCGCCAAATGGATCATAGACGGTTTCACCCTTGTTCGTGTACCGCTCGATGATCCGGTCAACTATATCGAACTGCAGGGGGCAGATATGGTTGTTCAAGCCGCGCCGGGTCTGCTCGCCGTTCAATGTCCGCATCCTGGTGACGTCGTGCCAGACATCGGGATGTTTGCTCCCCGGGGCCAGGCTCATAAACGATGCGGGCAAGGCACCTTTAGCGTCCAGACGCTCCCCGATCCTGACATGCTCCTGATAGTCATAGATTGTTTCCATGCTGTGTTGGGTGAACACCCTGGCCAGAACGTCCGGGGTCATTCTGGACATTTCTTCTGCCGTAACGAGCCGGTCGCCGCTCGATCTCCAGAACGCATGCGCATCGACCTGCCATCTGGCTCGGCTGTATTCGGACTTTTTCTTTGTGACCGGATCGTCGGCATATCCCCTTGTCCTGTCCGTTTGCGGCTTGCGCATGAGAATGACATATTCGGGAGATCCCACGCCCATTTTTGTTCCATCCTTGCACTGTTCCGACCAACCCAACCTGTATGTCTGATTGTTTTCACGGACAACATCTGTGACAACGGTTATCATTCCCAGGTAGTCGAAGCCGTGCTTCTGACAGTGAAAAATGCACTCCGCGTGAAACGGGGACACGGTTGGAACGCCCTTGCCCGTTGTGTTGCCAAACAGGATTCGGTCCTTGACGTGGCAGGCATACACCCGGCCCGGTTTGAGGACCCTCAAGAGTTCCGGGGTCAGGTAGTCCATTTGCGCCCAGAAATGATCGTTGTTCTCCGTGTGGCCGAAGTCGTTATATGACGGCGTGTACTCATAGTGATTTGAGAACGGGATCGATGTGTGAATCAGGTCGATAGAGTTCTCTTGCATGCGTTTTGTTTCGTCCACACAATCATTGTTTGCGACATGAAACCTACGGCCCTGGCACGCCACCCGTTCGACGCCTATGGACCGTTTGAGCTGCGAAATCATATCCGCGTTGCTCAGACCGTGCCTCTTTATCAGTTCGCTCATTGTTTCCACCATATCTTCATGCTGCTTCCATTTGCGCTTGAGTACGTCCAGGATGCGCGTTTCAGTTTCCGCGTAGATGATGTGTACGTGGCATTCCTTGCTTTGCAGGAATCGGTAAATGCGGTGGATGGCCTGGATAAAGTCGTTGAACTTGAATCCGATCCCCAGAAAGATCGCATTGTGGCATTGTCGCTGAAAGTTGCAACCGGACCCTGACAGGACGGGTTTTGTTGCCAGATATTTAAAATCACCGTTTGAAAAACCGATGATGCGATCCTCCCTGGTGTCCAGATCCAGCGATCCGTAAACCTCCACGGCTTCCGGAAGGCTCTTCTTGATAGCGTGCCGCTCCGCTTCCTGGTCGTGCCATATGATAAAATGATCGTCGGGATCGTTGCTGATAATCTCCATGGCCTTTTCGACGCGATATACAAGCGAATTGCGCTTTTCACGGCTGGCAGCCTGCAGGGACAGCGCAGCATCCGAGAACATGAGCATCTGGCCGTCTTTTGACTTGATGCGTTGCTGTTTCGTTCCGACCTGGTGGTAATGGACGTGCAGTTCCGGCAAGTCGTACCCCTCGTCCGAGTACCCCAGGTCCGAAGGCCTTTGCAGAAATATCGACCAGCTGTTCATCCACGCCCAGAACTCCTTTTCCTTGTGCGGATACAATGTCAGATTGTTGGCCTTGGTGCTGTCGCGCTGGAAAAACCGTGTCAGGGCCTGCCCCGTATCCATGATACCGAGAAATCCGGCATAATGGATCAGCTCTTTATATTTATTGGGAGACGGGGTTGCAGTGGCAACAAACCGATACTTGACCCCTGCGAACAGGGTCAAAAAAGTCTGATATGTTTTCGATCCAAACGACCTGAGTACCGATGCCTCGTCCAGAGAAACGGCGTTGAAATGTTCAACGGCCAGTCGTCCATCCCGGATTGACTCGTAGTTGGTGAGATACAGTCCGTCACCCCCCACATCTTCATCCCGCCGCACAAAGCGGATCTCCATCCCCAGCTTTTTTGCATCCACCCGGAACTCCTGCCGGACACCAAGGGGGCAGATGATCAGCTGTCTGCCACCCTCATGAAGGCCACAATGCCGCATGATTTCCAACTGGATCAGCGATTTGCCAAGTCCAAATGCCGCGAAGATGGCACGGCAACCGCCCTTGCACGCCCATTGTACGATGTCGCGCTGGTGCGGATACAGGATCTCGTTGATTGCGTCCTGCGCAATGTCGAACCCGGCACGTTTGGCCGTGACGACCTTGTTTTGCAGGAATGTCAGATAGTCGGTGCTACTCATACGCCGACTCCAACGACTCCGTCCCATGGTAGCTCTGGGGCTGCATGTAGTATTCGCTGTTGCCCAGGATCTTGGCCCAGCATTCCTGGCAACGATAGTTGTTTGTGGGCTTGCCACAGTCGTGGCACTTCCGTTTATACACCCCTCGATCTCTGCGCTGACCCCTCATTTCAGATCCTCCATTTTACAGGCATGGGCAGTATTGCGCCCACGAAAAATAGTCTCTTTCCTTGTTCCAGAGGGACATTTCGTCCCACGGGTCCCGGATCTCTCCGCCGCGCCATGTCGTACCCGAGGCATCCAGGGGGACCGGGCGGGACAGGTTGCGCTTTTCGCGGACCTTGAGCGCCCATCGTTTGTCGAAAATCTCCGGCTCGAGCTCCGGCCAGACCTCGGGCATCACAATCTGCGGGTAGATAAGGCAGCGCTGGCCGCCATCTTTAAACCTGTACCCGGCCCGTTTGCGCCAATCTTTATTGTCCTTGAATATGATCGGCGTTAAAAGCGCCCCGCGCCTGGTGCGCACATGGGCAAGGCTCGAGATCTCGGCCTTTGTGCCCGGGATGCGCCGCCACTTCTCGGGCATGGAAGCAGCCTTGATTTGCTTACTTTCTTTCATGTCCGACCCTGCGGGTGTGCCCGTTGGACATCCAGGCGCGATCCTCTGTGCGAAAGAGCTCGACGGGCTCCTGCCGGGTCCGGTCGGCGCGGATTACGTTGCCGTCGGGAAGGCGGACCAGGAGCGACTCAACCAGCATTCTATTGGATAGCATACAGCACCCCTCCCGCTATTGCGGCCAGGGCAAGGAATATGATCGCCCCGGCCAGGGCCTCGATCTTGTCCAGGTAGTCTCTGTCTCTGAATCTCATGCCGCCTCCGGACGGTTTGTGGTGGCCCCGTTTACGGCCAGGGCCACTGTGATGAGGGTAAAGGAGGATCGGTCCGTAAACCGGGCCGTTGCGTTATAAAACCCGGTACTTCTCGACGCATTGCGGGTTCCCGGGTCTCTCCACGGCCTGGAGTGATGTCCTGCACCAGCGCAGCAATGCGGTGGGTAAATTTGGGGGCTAGGTGATTATCCTGACGCCCTGGATGTGTTTTTCGAGGTACGCCTTTATTCTCAGCGCGGTTCGCAGTTTGTATCTGGACCCGTCGGCATCGAACAATGCGCATTCAACGCCGCCATCTCGGGCCTCGCGCATCCGGAATACATACGAGATTTCTGGTTGTTCAATTTCTGAAAACGTCATGTATGGGACAAGCGTGATGGGGTTTGGCAGATCAACTTCTGCTTTCCGGGCGATACCCTGTCGGGTGGTTGTTCGCTGTGTTACGCCATTATCAGCCAGTGTTATCTCTGCATTCTGCAGCGTGTTGCCAACAACCTGCACGAGCTGGGACAGTTCGGGTGTAGACTGAAAAAACGCCATTAGGCAGATCTGAAATTCTTCGCGAGAATGGTATTTGTTGAACGCAAAACCAAATGGTTCTACGGCCGCTTGGATATAAAAATCCCGCTCGCAAAACTCGCCAGAATACTTACCGAGTAATCGACACGACACGAATGAGTCGATATGGATAAAGGCGTCGTTGAAATCTACGTTGTCCGGGTTTGTTGTTATATAGTCGATCATGCCGGACAGCGTGTGGACCGTGATCGCCTCGGGTGTTGGACGTCTCACGGGTGACAGGCCCTGCGTTGAATACGTTCTGCCGTCTATCGAAACATATTCCGGACGGGCCAGCTGCTCGATTTTTTCGATAAATTCCTTGTCTATCATATTATTTTACTCCCTTGATCGGCAGAATGCCCTGGAACTCGTCCTGCCTTGAATAATGTTCGTATGCCACGCCCTGGCCAGAAGGATCTTTGTCTATCAAAATGGCTGTCTCCAAAGGCTCACATGCCGCCAGCTTGGACGTGGCCTGAAACATAACCGAGCCTAGATTGCGCTCTTTGTTCGGCTTGATCTTGATCTTGAGGTTTACCTCGCGGATCTTTTCGGCCTCTGAATTGACGTCGATGATGTTATTCACGACGTTCTGCAGCTCGACATCCACTGCCTCGATGGCTGCCCCGCCATAGAGCGTCGCGAGCGTCAGTTTTTCCTCGGTCATAATACCTCCGGTTTTTATTGTGGTTGGCTGGGGGCTTGTGCCGGGATTTGAACCCGAGCTACCGTTGCCCATCGACAACGATATGGATGCACTTTTCACCCGGCATGTCTGCCGTGGCAGCACCTCGCCGCGGGGCTTTCTGCCCGCCGCTCTACCGCTGAGCTACACAAGCCATGTTTTGCCGGGATGCCGTGCCTGTAGGGTGGGCCGTCCCGGCATGTTAAAGAGCTGCCGCGGGGTTTTTAGCGAGGCCCGCGGTCCTCGAAAATTTGGGCTTATACTAGCTACCGTTGCCCGTCGATAATATGGTCATGGATTTTGATCGCCTCGCGCATCGATAGTCCCCTTTTTCCCAGCCCGATCTCGATGTCGTCCATGACCAAATCGAAGGCCGCTTTGCGATCAGCGTGGGGGGTGGTAAACCACACATCGTTTTCGTTTGTAGGTTTCTGGCCTAAAACCTTTCGCAAGACCCGGATGTCAAAGGTCTGGCCTGCCCATGAGTACCGATATGTCTGGTATGGGCACCTGGTGACCGGGTGTCCGTCGATAAATCGCTCAAGCTTCATACTCTTATCCTTTGGTTTGCATGTTTCGCCTACGCCACAACCCTAATCCGCCGCTGGCGCCCTCTTTATTGATTAACAAATCGCTCCTGGTTATCGCGCCCCAACCTCCCCACCTGTCCCCGCCTTCGCGGCTTGGCCAGTCGAGACCGGCCGTGGGTTGCTCTCTGTTTGCCCGGCTGTTCGTCCCAATGGGTGGCGGCCGCCGGAGCCGTGCGCCGTTGATTTGGAAGCTATTAGATTTCCTATACGCCGTCAACTAGATTTTCTAATTTTGATGGAAAAAAAACAAAAAAATGAACTGCAACCGCCTGTACTTCCCAGCCCCTGTCCTGACCTGGGACCACGTTGATTCGGGGTTTTTGTATCCCTCAAATGCCAGTCTGGCAAACTCAGCCTGTTTCATGTCTTGGTCGTCCGCTTCCCTGGCCAGCAGCCAGACGATGGCACGTTCAAGCTCCCAGCTTTTGTCCATTTTTATTTCCTCCGTGGTTGTTTGTTAAATAAATATCACCTGACAGAAAATCTGGCAACCATAAATACTCATTTTCTCCTTGACTCCTGTTAGATTTCCTATACGATTTCGCGTCAGGAGGTTACACATGGATATCATCGAGGCTGTTGAGGCGATTCGCGCCCACGTCCACCCACAAAAAAAAGCGGCGGCAGAGTGTGGATATTCAAGCGCTCACTTCTGCCAGCTCATCAACGCCGTTATGCGCGGAGAACGTATCAACCGAAAGGCAGAGCGTATTATTGTAGGATATGCAAAAGAACTGCCGCCATACATACCACAGGCCGACGACACGGAGTGCAGCGCATGAATCAGCCAGAAACAAAACACATCAAGAATATCCAGGCCCTCAACCCGGAGGCAATCGAACGTAAGCTGCGAGGCCAGAGGGCGTATGTCGATGGGTTGTTTCTGTCGTTTCAAAGCCAGACCGTATGCAGGGATACAGTACCGGCAAATATGTTCGAGCTGGGGAGACTTGCGGCGATAGCCAGGGAGATGGCCGACGAGATAGACACGCTGCTCGACCTGGCCCGGAAATATCAGGAGGGCATGAAATGCTGATAGGAATAAGCGGGAAGATGTCGACGGGCAAGACGACGTTGGCAGACCGGCTCGAAGATATCTGGCCGGCTATGCGGATACACAGAACAGCATTCGCCGGACCGCTCAAAGAAGAGGCGGCCAGCGCATACAACTTCCCGCTGGAGTATTGCTATTCGCAAAGGGGCAAGGACCAGATCATCTTCCACCCCGACCTGCCCAGCCAGTCAATGACCGTGCGCCAGATCCTCCAGTGGCACGGACAAAAACGCAGAGAGCAAGATCCCCACTATTGGGTCAAGGCTGTATACCTCGATCTCTGCACCCTCACCGACCGCGACATGATCATCATCGATGATGTCCGCTATCCCAACGAAGCCAAGATGATCCGCGAGCTCGGCGGGCTTACCGTCAGGCTCAACCCCTATCCATCATGGGCACCAGGCCCGTACGCCGATCATATCTCCGAGATCGCGCTGGACTCACACAGGTTTGATCTCGAATACACGCCCGACTTCGGCGACCTCGAGCGCGTAGCCATCGAAATAGCCCACGCGCTCGAGGTCGATGCAGCCATGGCCGAGGGCTACGAGTAAGCAGGCCACCCCATAAACGCAGAAATCCCCCGGCGATCATGGCTGTGATTGCGACCAGGGGAAATCTAACAAGAGGAGTCCATTATGATCCTATCTCCAAAAAAGTCAACCATAATTTCGAGGCGCCCGCCACGCCTAGTTTCCCCGTCTCCCCTTATGCCAACGTTCGCGGCCAAATATCAAAGCGAGGACCGAGGCCGTGGGTCCTTCTGGAGTTTTAGAACGCAGGGGTCGCCCTCAGCCCGATATGTCCGCGATTTTGTGGCATTGTCGGAGGTGGCATTTTGGCATGGGGGGCGGGCATGAGTGGGAAGCCTCAACCGGAAACATTGGTGGCCAGCGAGCTGGTCAATCAATGCCTGGACTCGAATCAGCTGGGCGACGGTACGCTGTATGCGGCTATGCACCAGGGGAGATTTATATTCAACAAGTCGTCCCATGAGTGGATGGTCTGGCTGGGACATTCCTGGGACCGCGACATCATGGACGAGGCCAAGGGGGCCGTCGAGGACGTCGCGGTCAGATACGGCGAGGAGCTCGCCGGGCTGGACGTCCAGATATCAGAGGCGGCTAAAAATGGTCAAAAGGATTTAGCCAAAAACATCGAGGGACGAAAAAAAGAGTTTGTCCGAAGGATACAAAGGCTCAGGGGCGTGAATGGGCGGAACGCCGTTCTCGAGTTTGCCGCGGCCCTACCCAACGGATCGTCTTTGGCGATAAAGGGCGACGAGCTGGACCAGGATCCGTGGCTACTCGGCTTCACCAACGGAGTTCTCAATCTGAGAACAGGTCAGTTTCGAGCCGGTAGACCTGGCGATTATATCTCAAAGAGGTGCGGGTGCGAATGGAAGGGCCTCGACGAAGAATGTCCAACCTGGGACAAATTCCTTTGGGACTCCCTGGAGAATCAGCACACGATAGATTTCTTACATCGCTGGATGGGCTATTGCCTGACAGGTGTCGTCACTGAACAGGTGTTTCTCATCCTGTCCGGCGAGGGCCGCAACGGGAAAGGAGTGTTTGTCGAAACTGTCCTCTCGATCATGGGAGACTATTCCGGACCGGTCCAGGCAGAGATGCTCCTCGATCAGGGAAGGGCTAAATCTCCTGACGGCCCTTCACCGGCCATAATGACATTGTTTGGCCGCCGGCTGGCTACGGCATCAGAGTCTGACGAGGCCCGTCGGTTCTCTCCGTCAAAGATAAAATGGTTCACTGGATCCGACACACTGGTTGGACGATATCCCCACGACAAATACGAGCGCTCGTTTCTCCCGTCGCACAAACTCATGCTCATGACCAACAACGACCCCTACGCTCCTGCTGATGATTTCGCGTTTTGGCAGCGCGTACTCAAGGTAGATTGGCCGTTCAAGTTTGTCCGCAATCCCAAACATCCTTCGGAAAAAGAGCGAATCGACAACCTCGCAGATAAGCTCAAATCTGAAGAGCCTGGGATTATGGCCAGGTTCGTCAGGGGTTGCATGGAGTGGCAGGCAGGAGGGCTACAACCAACAACGGAGATCAGGCAGGCAGGCGAGAGCTACCGGCGTGAGCAGGATCTGATACAGGACTATATCGAGGCCCGATGTTTTGTCCCGAGCGACCCCTCTGCTGTCGCAACGACAGCAACGGACATCTACCAGGATTTCAAAACCTGGTACACCGAATACCACCGCGCAAAGGTGCCGACAATCCAGTGGTTTGGCCGGCGTATGGCCAAAAAGTTCAGGAAATACAAGGACGGAGTTGTCTATTATGAAGGAGTCGGCCTGCTGGCCACATAAAATATCATCCGTATTGTCCAGATATTGTCCATTTCCAACCCGTCGAATTTTAACGGGTTTGGAGGATTTGGACATTTCGGACATTTCCTGCGCGAATAAATCTTTTTAGATTTGCAAGCAATCCAACAAAATAAATCTATTATTATTGTAATTATTGTCCGAAATGTCCAAATTGTCTTAAATAGATAATATAATAAATAAAAAATCTCGGACAATATCTGGACATTTGGACAATAACAAAAAGAGACCCTCTCATGCCAACAATCCTTGAACTGCTCGAAAAACGCGGGATGGAGCCGCGCAAGGTCGCGGCCACAAAGGGCGGCGAGTATGTGTGCCCGTGTCCGAGCTGTGGCGGGGAGGATTGCTTCCATGCTTGGCCCGAGCAGAAGGACGGACAGGGATCGTGGTGGTGTAGGAAGTCCGGCAAGGGCGGTGATTGCATATCGTTTCTGATGGAGATCGACGGACTGCCGTTTCGCGAGGCCGCAAGGATCATGGGGAAAGAGATCAAGGGCCGTCGTCACGTGTCAACGCCGCGTGTTCCAACGCAACGCCAACCACGGCCCCTGGATGTCGCGCCCGTGGATGTACCGGGAGGTTCATGGCAGGATCACGCCCGCAAGTTCGTTGCGTTTTCCCACGACCATCTCATGCAGAGCCCGGACCAACTGGCATGGCTGGAGTCTCGCGGAATATCCCGTCAGACAGCCGCACGTTTCAGGCTGGGATGGAATCCTGGCGAACGCGGTGGGCGCGACATCTACAGGCCCCGCACGAGCTGGGGGTTGCCAGATGTGATCAAGGAAAACGGACAACCAAAAAAGCTCTGGATCCCCACGGGGCTGACCATCCCAATCATAGACGGCTACGATGTTTTGCAGATCCGCATCCGCAGGCCGGAGGGCGAACCTAGATATTTCGTCCTGCCCGGATCAGCCAGCGATCCCATGCCCATGCTCTCTGCCCCCAGCTGCTGGCCCGGCAGAAACCAGGCCCTTATCATTTGCGAGTCCGGCCTTGATGCGATCCTGCTCACCCAGGCCGTAGGTGATCTGGCAGGGGTCATTGCCGTGGGATCTGCCCAGGCAAAGCCAAGAGATCAACGAGCTGATCGCATGGTACGCGATGCCGCATGGGTCGGGTTGTGGCTCGACAACGACGAGGCCGGTGACGTGGGCACATCTTGGTGGCTCGATACAATCCCCACGGCCCAGGACATCCGTCCAGCCGGCGGCCCCAAAGACCCTGGCGACTATCTCCGCGACAAAGGGTCTGTGCGCGACCACATCATCGGGGCGATCCCGCCGGCATGGCTCGTTCGGAGACCTGGCGCGACAGTCGTTGATATGGGGGGCGGGGGGATAGAGTTAGCAAAGGGTGCGGGAAGTCAATCGCGCCCGTCGATCTCCCCGGGCGTGGCAAAGATGGGCAAACTCCTCGAGCGCTGCAATGTCGTCTGCAGGATCGGCAATGGGAGCATATCCATCGATGCTTTTAAGCGCGAAAACGGGGCGTGGGTTGCCGACACGACGTGGGCGCATGAGCATTGGGAGTTGTCGCAAGAGATATGGCGGTTGTTCTGGTATGATGATGACGTGTTCGCGTTTATCGAAAACCACCCCGATCATGATCGCGGGGTGAATGGCAAAAATTTTTGGAGGGGGGTTGCGGGGAAGTGACCATCGACGAACTCAAAACGAAATGCACCCAGCAGGAAGCGGCCGAGCTGGCCATCCTGCACAATGCGAGGATCGCCTGCCTCAAGAAGTACAAGGACGAACCCACGGCTGCCCATAAGCGGGACCTGGACGCAGCCTCCAGCGGGTTGGATGACCTGGTCGAGCGATTGTCTGCCGCATACCCAGTTGTCGACGAGACGGCGCCCCCTGATATCTTCCCCACAGCAAAGGCCGTGGCCGAGTATGTGACCGGGCACTACATACGGCAGGGGGGCGGGGCTGTTGCGTTGCGGACCGTGCAGGGGCATCTGGCGGGGCGGGGGAAGGCGGGTAAGTTGCTGTTGCCGCGGCCTTCCGGTGGATACACCCTCGAGGCGGTCCGGGATTATGTGGCCCGCATGAAATATCTGCCTGCCGGGTCCGATCCGGCCGTGGATGATGACGAAACCGCAACGACCATTGAAACCCTGAACATCCAGCAGAATATCGAGCGGGAGCGACTCCAGGAACTCAGACAGAAAAACGAAAAACTTGCCTACGAGTTGTCAGAAAAAAAGCGGTTGTTCTGTCGGGTTGCCGATCTGGATATGGAAATGGCCGCTCGAGGGTTGGCATTGCGTCATTTTTTGGAATCCCACGCCGAGGAGAAGGCCGCCGAGATCATGGCCATGGATCGGCGCGATGATGTTGTCGCCGTGATCATGGAGGGCGTCGACGATGCCCTCCACGATTATGTGTCCCACGAATCGTACCACATCCTGGTGATCGATGGATCTACAGATTAAGCGGCCGTCGTGGCTCTCAAAGTGCCTGGCAGAAAGGATGTCCGACCGTGATGTCCAGCCATTGGAAGGCGAGCGCAAGGCGTTTCGCCGCCGGGCAAAGATGCGGCCGTCTGTATGGGCCGAGCGGTATCGTATCCTGCCGCCCAAGGTGTCGAGCAAACCTGGCAAGTGGCGCAACGCCACAACACCGTACCTGCAAGCGGTCATGGATGTCGCGGCCCTACCATTTGTGCGCGAGATCGTCTGCTGCAAAGGACCGCAGATGGGCGTGACCGAGGCTGTTCATAATTTCGTTGGCTATTCAATCGACCGGGCACCCGGGCCTGTCATGTACGTGTTTCCTGACGAGGATATGGCCAGGGAAAACATGCGCGACCGCATCGAGCCCATGATATCGGCCACCCCCCAACTCCGCCGCTATCTGACGGGGTCTGCCAAGGACTCAACGTCGCTGCGCGTGGATCTCAAACACGTCAATGTCTATCTGGCATGGGCACGGTCGGCATCCAAGCTGGGCAACAAGCCGATCCGATACCTATCGCTGGACGAGATCGACAAGTATCCAGAGACCTCTGGCAAAAAAGAGGCGTCCCCCATCGCCCTGGCAGAGGCCAGGACAAGGACATACTCGCGGACGTGCAAGATTTTCAAGTATTCAACACCGACCGACGAATCGGGCGAGGTTTGGCGGGAGATCAACTCGTGTCCGGTCGTTCTTCACTATGAGGCCAGATGCCCGGCATGTGGCAGGTTCCAGCGGATGGTTTGGGCTCAGGTGAAGTGGGAGGGTGGCGGATCGGCAGACCCTGACGTGATAGAGCGACAGGAACTCGCAAGGTATGAATGTGAACATTGCGGGGATCTGTGGGACAACTCCGTCCGTGACGAGGCGGTCAGGGCCGGTAGGTGGTGCGATACGGATGGCAGGTCGTGGGAATACGCGGTCCGCAAAGAGAAGCCCCGCAAGATAGGGTTTCATATGCCTAGTTGGTTGTCGCACTTTGTCAGCTTGTCCACTGCGGCCGCAAAATTTATCGAGGGCACCAAGGACCGTAGGGCGCTCCGTAATTTTTTGAATAATTTTGCAGCAGAACCGTGGGTTGAATACGACGTGGAGCGCAGCGAGGATCGCATCCTTGCGCTTAAAGACGAACGCCCCGCTGGACTTGTTCCGGAAGAAGCAGATGTTATCATGGCCGGAATCGATACCCAGGATGACGGTTTTTGGTATGAGGTCCGGGCGTTTCGTTATGGAATGGAACTTGAGTCGTGGCAGGTGCGGGCGGGATTTGTGGATTCCCTGGCCGGCCTGGACGACATAGTGAACGGCACCTACAAAAAGCCGTCTGGTATTTCCACGGGCGTTTCGTTCGGGCTTATCGACTCCCAGGGCCACCGAACGGCGGAGGTATATGATTGGTGTCGGCTCCACCCAAGAATATATCCGCTCAAAGGCGAACAATCTATGAACGTTCCGTTCATGGTCTCCGGCAAGTCGATCTCAAAGTATAACCTGGCAGGGCTCAAGCTGGTCCGCATCAACACCACGTATTTCAAGGACGATCTTAAGGCGAAGTTGGAAATCTTACCGACCGATCCCGGCGCGTGGCACATGTGCGCAGATTACCCTGACGATTATGCCCGACACATGACATCGGAATATCGAGACGAAAAAGGCAAGTGGCAATGCCCGAGGCACAAGCCAAACCATCTATGGGATTGCTCGGTGTACCTCCTCGCCGCTGCCGAGATAAGACACCTCAAGACAAAGACGCGGCCCGGGACGTCAATGCCGCGCCATAAAAAAACAGCGGTCAACCCATACACACACGGGGCGGAACCGTTCGCGAGGAAACAATGACAGCAGCACAAATCACCCAGGCCGTGGCCCTGGCACTGGAAACGGCCGCCACAGGCGTGGACTATCGGCCCAAAGAAGGCGCGGTCTGCCCGTGGTGCGGGAAAAAGAAGATCCCGGTTTACTCGACCAA